CGCCATACATTTTATATGCCACATCTTCAGGTTTTTCTCCCTCTGCAACATCATATTTGTCAAATAGTGTAACATTATCAGCAATCTTACTTCTTGCCTTAACTCTTCTAAAAATATCTGTTACTTGAATTGTGTTGCCATTTATACCAGATAAGTTATAATTTACTAAAGGAAATTGTTCAAAAAACTTTGTCATTATGCACCTGCCTCAATATCTGATTTAGTAATTATTCTGTCTTCTAACATTGTTACCGTCATTTTAGTGTGTACAGGCATGCCATTTTCAAATGTAGTATATTGTCCGTCTGGCGCATAATCTATATTTACATCTTGACAATAACAGGCACCAATTTTATTTAAGTGTGGGTTTTCACCATTATTATACATGTAACTTATTCGCCAATAATTTGGTATTGTAAATACACTATGTTGAGTTTTGTCTGCAAAACCTGGTGCTGAATTATATTTAAATACGGCAATAATCTTTTCTACTGCCTCAGCCTCTTTCATATTTCTAGGCCAAAAATCAAACTCAAATGAGAAACTTCTTTGTGCTGGTGATGAATAAAATGTTTCATTTCTAGGGTTAACAGCCACTCCAGCTCTTTTAGCGGCAAATCTTACCGGGTCACCGGCACCTGCTAATGCAACAAACTCACCTAATATTGCTTTTGCGTTTCTAGCTGTACTACCAACAACACCTTGTAAGGCAGCTTCTACTTTTGCAGCCGAACCCTCTGCACCTGAAATCGCAACGCCAGCAGATTCTAAATCACCTACTAGACCTGTTTCTTGTTCAGTATCATATGTTTGATTATAACTTACTTTTACAGAGTTAGGCATGTACAATGCTATACCAGATGTTGTTATAGAATGACCTGGTACTTTTGCCGTAATTTTAGGTGTAGTTCTTACCGTACCACCATCTGCTGAACCAGCCTCATTTGAATTTCTAAATGCACTTGTTTGAGGACTATAACCTATAAAACCTGATTCAAATAATATGTAATGGCCAAGTTCATTACTTCCTAGGTCAAGTGGATATTGTACAGGACTAAATGACAATGGGTTTTCTCTTACCTTTTGTGAAGGACTATCTGGTATATCAAATGGTCCTTTTTTTAATAACTGAGCTGCTACTTTACCACTATCTTTTGCCTTACCAGAATTTAGAAAATTACTAATCTGACCTGATACAAAACCTGTAGCAAGATTGCCTATGTGATTTTTTAATGATTTAAATGCCATGTATAAATAACCTTTAGTTAGTAATATTTATATAGATTATAGGTACATTATGAGAAAGAGTTATAGAGGTTTGTTTAGACCCACCAATCCAAAGAAATACATAGGTAACACCAAACAAATAGTATATCGGTCATTATTGGAAAGACGATTCATGCGTTATTGTGACCTAAATGAGGATATATTATATTGGGCAAGTGAAGAATTACCAGTTAGATATTATAATCCACTAGACAAAAAATATCATAGATACTTTCCTGACTTTATTGTAAAGACGGTCAATAATGAGAAGTTTATGATTGAAATAAAACCATCAAGACAAGTAGCAAAACCTAAAACACCTAAAAAGAAAACCAAGTCTTACATGAGAGAGTCATTTGAATATATCAAAAACCAAGCAAAATGGCAAGCAGCAAAATCTTATTGTGATGATAAGGGTATGAAGTTTAAATTAATTACTGAAAAAGACCTAGGCCAGTATTAAGCCACGCCATTATAATTATATCTATCAAAATAAGGGTCAATACTAACATTTAAACTGCCAGTATAAGTTTCAGTCTTAGCATAATTAGAATTAGCAACTTGTTTAGTTGATTGGTCGTTATTGATAATTGTTACTGCACTATTATTACCAGCATTATTAATTGTATTTGTTTTATATGTTTGTTCGGTAACATTTCCTTGTACATCTTCACTTGCTATTTTAGCAATCTCTGTACCACTTTCAACATCTGTTGTTACTTCATTACCTTTTGTGTAACTATCAAATACTCTTTTAAATGCCTCACCTGGTGATTCACCACCCGGTAATATTGCTTTCGCAGCTGCAACACCACCCATAGCAAGACCTTTAAATAATGCACCCATGTCAAATAGTCTTTGTTTTATGGCACCAAAGTCAATTGTAAATAAATCTTTTATATAATTAAAGGCACTCATTATAGGACCATCATCTGCAAAGAAAAAGTCTAATAAACTAAATGGCTTTTCGGGGTCACCAAAACCAAATATATCTTTAATAAAGTTTACTGCCATATCAATAGGCGCCGTCAATACGGTCAAGAAGAAAGAGCCTGTGCCTGAAAATAGATTACCAAAACCTTTTAATATTCTATCAAAGTCTAATGTAAATATACCTGTAATTATATCAACTATACCACCAATGGCGTCGCTAAAGAAACCTGTAATCTTTTCACCAAACTCTGTTACGAATTTACCAAGATTATCTAAACCTAAAAATGATAGTGCCATGCCAACTAAATCTGTAATTAATCTAACAAATGTACCAATAAAACCATCTACAATACCTACTACTGCACCTTTAATACCATCTACAATTTTACCTGTATTTTCATATTCTTTCGTAAATCCTGATACACCGTCAAATATACCAAGTATGATAGTTAATGGCAAGAATAATTTACCAATAGTTTTACCTATTGCTTGAATTGGTTTTAATATAGAAGCAATTGGTCCATCTACTGCATTAAATATGCCACCTGCACCTGTTAAACCACCAAAAAAACCTTTGATTGGTTTTACCACATTTTGCAATGCAAGTTTAGCGTCATCAAAAGTTGGTAATAAGCCTGCAAGAGCACCACCTCTACCAACACTAAAAAAGTTTTTAACCGGTGTTATAACACCAGATTGAAATGATTTTAATATACCTCCTAATGGATTACCTTTAAAGAATTTTTTAAACTCATCAAATTTACCTAATAAAGGCGCACCAATATTTGTCTTAACTAAATTTTTTACATTACCACCAAATTGATTTAACACTAATTGAATATCTTTAACAATTCTAGGACCAAAGCCTAATGTTCCTATTGTACCAATGCCTTTTGCAAAGGTAGACATTGCTCTCATTGATTTTAATTGTTGTGGTAATTTGAGTATGTCTGTATTCATACCCATTTCTTTTGCAAAATAAGCTAATGCACCTATAGCAGCCAAACCAGCAGCACCAAAACCACCAGTTATATCCTCTTTACTTAAACCGCCACCGCCACCTGCACCATCACTTGGTGCTTGTATTCTTTCTTTATCATTTTCTCTTTGTTGGTCTCGTTCTCTCTGAAATCTTGACTTATCAAAGGCAAACATAGACTTTAAAACATTTGTAAGTCTTTCTGTATTGCCTTCATTTTCTCTGGAGATACTTCGTAGGTCTTCTAGTAATGGTACTGCACCACTACCGCTTTCCATAACAGCACCGCCGCTACCTGTTAAGGCAGAGCCTACGGCCATTTGGCCTGATTGTACTGCACCTACTATTGAATCTCTAATTGCCATTAATCTTTAGCCTTGACTTTAGATGGTTTACCATTTACATATATTGCAAACCAACCAGCGCCAGCACCAACTACTACTGAAACTAACCCTGCTTGTGCGTTGTTAGGAGCCTCTAGTGCCATAAACCAAGTGATAACTTCCATAAATGCATATGCATAAGCGACCATCATTAATCTTGGTACTAATCTCCAGTTTGATATTAATTCAGGTACTTCTACCTCAATAAAATGCCACAATTGTGAACATCCGTATTTAAATCCTGACCAGCCTGCGCCGAACATTGATTTTATTTTTTCTATCATTGTTTTCTTCTCTCTCGTTCTCGTTTTTCTTTTTCTTCTTTAATATATGCAATCAACAAGTTTACATATATCTCCCTTTCCCACGGTACCATATCATTTAATTCTGTTAATGAATATTTATGATGTTGCATTAACGAAAAATTTACTTGATAATGGTTTTCAAGCGTGTCATGTGATAGGGCTACCCGAAAAAATCGGAAAGACCTGATAATGTAATCTTACTTTTTACCTTCGTTTTAGGGTTTTCAATTTCAACTTCATGCATTAATTTAGGCATAGTCTCATAAAATTTTTGTATCTTTTTAAAAGACGCACTAGAT